CTTCGAATGTGCCTTCAGTTGTACGTGCAAAAGCACTTGTTGTTGCACTCTGAAGAACTGTTAATGCGGCTGGGGAAACAACTGCCCAGTTACCTGCACCACGTCTTGTTCTTTGAGCAATCTTGTTAGCAACTCTGTTAACTAAAACAGCAAGAGCGGCATGCTCGTCACCAACGTATGTAGCTGTACCTGAAACTGCTGCCTGGTTGTATGTTTCTTCAGTTGCCGCTAGGCTTCTTAAAGAACCAAGTACTTCCTGGTCGATTTCAACAGTAATCTCTTGTGCAAGAGCAGCCATAATCTCTGCTTCAACATCTAAACCGTGCATAGACTGTGCGTCTTGAGCGGCTTCAAATGTCCAACGAGCTGATAGCTTTCTGGTTTTTGCTTCAACAACTTGCTTTAAGATCTGAACATTGATCTTACGTCCTGGTGAACCTTCAAGTGTTGCTGTGCTGTCTGCACGACCAGTTGTTAATGAACCGGAATATGCATTAGCAATCTTGAATGGTGAAAGTGCTTCATCACCAGCTGTTGTGTCTGTGTTGTATGATGAAGTATCATTTGTAGTTTCAGCATAACGAACACGTAATGTGTGAATTTGTGCAACTGGACCAGTCATTGGCTGTACACCAACGATTTCGTTGGCAATAACAGTTGGCATAACTCGTCTGATTACTGGAAGAATAACTCTGTTAAGAGTAGCAACGTTACCACTAGTTGTTGCGCCGCCTGTAGCGGATTCTACCAAGTGCTTCTTTGTGTTTTCTAACACGGAAGCCATTGTTGTACGGCGAGAACCTTGTAAACCTTCTAACAGAGCATCTTTGGTCTCACCCCAACGGCCTTCTAGTAAATTATCTGACATTTCAGTTTTCTCCTAATAGTTTTACTAATTTATAGCCCTGCTAAACGCTTTAATTGGATGATATTGCTACCATCTTCCTTAACGACGTCTTTCGCAGTTTTATCACCAGTTACTTCTTTCTTATTTTCTGAAAGAACTTGCTTTGCGGCTTGTTCGATCTTTGAATTGTTAAGAACTGCTGGCAAATACTTGTCAAATGCAGACTGAAGTTTATCAGTTTGCACAGATTCGAGTAAGTCACTCATTACAGTGGCCTTCTCTTTGTTTAATGTCTTAAGTAATCCATTGAGTGTATTACTTCTCTCACTAGATTCCTTAATAACTTTAATTTCGCTTTCTTTTGATTCAACTAATTTCTTAGCATCTTCTTCTGCTTGTGTAGCTTCTGCAAGTTTTTGATCTTTCTCAGCAATAATGCTTTGAAGTTTTTTAATTTCCTTGTTCTCATTTAAATGAGTACCAGCAAATTCACTTGCGAATGCTTCAAACAATCTACGTCCAAACATGTTCTCACGAGCTGATTGGATGTCTTCTTTGAGTTGAATTAACTCAGACTCTAGATTTGTAGCAACTGCCTCTTTAACTAAAGCAGATGAGCGAGCAACGAATTTAGTTTTAAGTTCGTCTAACTTTTCCTTTGCACCAGCAACAAGTTTGACCTTTGTTTCCACAACGTCTTTCTTGTCTTGCTCGAACTCTTTGATTTCCTCAGCAAGTTGACGAATAACGAACTGCTCAACTTTAGCCATTGTACCGGCCATTGCCTTGCGGTCCTCACGTAACTCTTTGAGTTCTTCGGAAAGTTTACCAACTAAGAAGCCTTTAAACTTATCTGCTGTTTCAGACATCTTTGTGTTGAACTTAACTCTATCTTCTGCTAACCTCTTCTTGTCTTCAGCAAATTCCTGAAGCTCTGTAGTTAAGGATTCGTTGACCATTTTGTCTAAAGCCTCAACCATGACTGACTTGTCATGCTCATAGCGTTGTGCGAATTCCTCACGAAGTTCAGCACGTACAGTCTCTTTAGCTTCAGAAAGTTTTGCTTCCCAAGCCTCATTAATTGCTGTTTCTGTTTCTTCGTTAATAATTCCGCTATCTAGCAATGGTTTGATTGCTTCTAACATACGGATCTCCTAAATTTTTAAGTCCCTAATCAAGCGTGTTACTTGCTCTTTTAGGTACTTTTGTACTTTTTGATTTGCACTAGCATCTGCTGCCATTTCGAATACCTTGTGACCGCCTTTCATATTCA